TCTCAACTATTACTGGTAAGCCCAGCGGATAGATGGTTTGTTGTCGCCAGCGTTGGCAAACAGCTCGTTGAAGCCCAGAGACTGTGATGCAACGATCACATTCTGCTGATCTTTTACGCTGTATTCGGTTTCGATGTTAACACCACGGAGACGCGGTATTACATAGTTACGCATATTTACAGCGATAGCGGCTGTTGAAGTTGCAGCACTAGCAGCATCCAAGTTATAGGCCAGCTGGTCAGTAGCAACGACCATAGAGCCGTAGATAGAACCAACAACACCAATACGCTTGGTAGCCAGGTCGTTACCAACTTCAGTTACGTCTGTGAAGCCAGAAGCATCAATCAGTTCGTAATATACGTCAGTCGGTACGATGTAAGCGACATCGGCAGGATTCAGGCCATATTTGCCCATTTCCTTTCTCATGCCGAGCAGGTTGGCGGGAGTAACTTCAGCGGATGTGGAAGCATCCAGAGCTGTAGTTGCTGAGGTAGTAGCATAACCGCTAGTGTTATCAGTGCCAGAAGCACCAACAAGACCAGTAGTAAAGCCACCAGAGTTACCTACAAGGATTGCCTTGTCGATAGCAACGGCGTGAGCACGTGCCAGGGCAGAGGTAACCATCGGGAGGACAGAAACAACAATCTGCTCATCGGTATCATTCGAAATGAAAGTACCAGAAATCAGACGATGTGCCTGCAGGATAACCTGAGTTACAGTGTAGTTATTGTCACTGTTATCAGTCAACTGGTTAGAAGAAGCAGTGATACCTGCTGAGCTCCAAGAAGCTGCATTAGCATCGGGAGCCAACGGCAGCACAGTGGCGCCAGAAGCAACCTGAATTTCGCGGAAAAGAGGAGCAATCTTCTGTTCCTGACGAACTTCATCTTCGAACTGCTGAGAAACGATTACATCGATACCAGCAGCAGTGGTAGAGGTGTAGTCAACACCAGCTTTTTCAAAGAGATCCTTTGCAAAGCGAGTGTCAAAACCCTTACCAGTGATTTTGCCAAGAATGTGGGCAGAAAGAAGATCCTTGCCAACAGCCTTGATTTCAGAACGACCACGGCCAGAGAAGTCGCGCTTGCTGTTGCGCATGGCTTCCAGCTCGGCAGACTTTTCTTCCAGGTCGGATTTATACTTATTAAGAATTTCCGCAGTAGAAGTCTTTTCAGCTTCAAATTCCTTACGAATATCTTCCATAAGTTTTTCAGCACCAGTAGTGATGCCAACACGAACAGCTTCCTTCTGCTCAGCTTCAGCAGCAGCCTTCTCAGCTACTTCCTCGGCTTTTGCTTCAGCGGCGGCCTTTTCGGCGGCCTTTTGCTCGGCTTGCTTCATTGCCAGATTAGCAGCAGTTTCTTCAGCTACTTTCTTAGCAAAAGCTTCCAAGTCGATTTCCGGAGTTTTTACATCTTCGGACATTTCGATCTCCTTTTGTGTGGAAATATTTTCCACCCTTACCGGTGTATCACTAGCTATATGCGAAGTTTTAACTTCATCCTTAGCCAGAGACTGACCGGCTAGATCTACACGATTAATGAAAGTTTTCTTGAACTCTTCGTACTCCTCCATGGAGTTAAAAGACTTCGAAAGTGAGAAAGTAGCTGCTTGATTGCAGGGTACGGAAACTACCGACACTTCAAACAACTCAGCATCCTTTATCATTAGTCCCTCGGTTTCCTGTAAATAATCAGCATCCTTGACTCGGAAACCAACGGAAAAAGCTCCAAGAATGCCTTCTTTAACTAGCTCGCACACATTTGCAGGCGCGGACTTACTAATCTTGGCCTCAAGTTCAAGACCTTTATCTGTTACTCTAAGCCCAGTAGCACGACCAATAGGACGGTCATAGTCATGATTGAAAAGAATAATAGGGTTCTTCTCAAAGTTTTTCAAACCGCCCCTTTTCCACGCTTCTGGAGAAATAGAGTCTCCAGCACGGTCAACATCATTAGTGCTAGCCATACCACGAATAATGACAGAGCCATCTTCCGTGGGTTGTGACTTAAAAGTAGATGTGAGATTAAAAATTTTCTCCATCATTATTCACCGGCTTTCGCTGCAGTTGCAGCCTTCGCCTT